TTAGAAAAGGTCTTCCACAAAAATTAGGTGGATGGAACAAATTTAGTGACGATTATTATTTAGGAAGACCTGCCGCATTACATGCTTGGATTGCTTTAGATGGTACAAAATATGAAGCTTTTGGAACAGATAGAAAAGTATATGCTTATCAATCTGGAACGAATGCTGATATTACTCCAATTAGACAATCTAATACTCTAACAAGTGTTTTTACTACCTCTAATACAAGTTCTAATGTTATTGTAAATCATACATCTCATGGAGCATTATTAGGAGATTTTGTTACTATATCTAATGTTTCAGCAAATGTAGGAGGAATAACTACCACAAATTTAGAAAACGAATTTGAAATAGTATTAATTAATAATACAAACGCTTATACAATTACAACCCCGGGAACAGCAAATGCAGATGTTACAACTACTGGAAATTGTTCTATAGAATATCAAATAAATACTGGACCAGAACAAGAAACATTAGGTTATGGGTGGGGATCAGGTACATGGTCTTCAAGCACTTGGAATACTGCAAGGTCATCTACTAATGTTATTCTAGATATGAGATTATGGAGTTTAAACAACTGGGGAGAAGATTTAATATTAACACAAAGAGATGGATTAACTTTTGATTGGGATACATCTGGAGGTATGTCTTCAAATAGATGTGAAGCTATTGCAAATGCACCATCTGCTTCAACCTTATCTGTAGTATCTACTGAATCAAGACACTTAATTTGTTTTGGTACAGAAACAACAATTGGCAATACAGCAACTCAAGATAAATTATTTATAAGATGGTCAGATCAAGAAGATTATAATTTTTGGACACCTAATGTTACTAATTCAGCTGGATCTCAAAGAATTGCTGGTGGATCAGAAATAAGAACAGCAAGACCTGCTAAAGGTACTATTCTTGTTTGGACTGATACGACATTACATTCAATGTCTTTTATTGGTCCGCCTTTTATATTTGGTTTTCGTCAATTAGGTAATGACTGTGGATCTGTCGGTATGAACAGTGCAATTGTTATTGATGATATTGCTTACTGGATGTCTGATGGACAATTTTTTAGATTTGCTGGTGCTGTTCAAGAAATACCATGTCCTATATTAAATCATGTATTTGATGATATTAATAAAACACAATATCAACAAGTTTATGCTGGCCAAACATCTGATTTTTCAGAAGTTATTTGGTATTATTGTTCTGCTGATTCTGATCAAGTAGATAAGTATGTAATTTATAATTATTTAGAAAACAGTTGGTATTTTGGAAGTCTTTCAAGAAGTACATATTTAGATAATGGAGTTGAACAAAATCCAATAGCTACTGAATTTTTTGCTAATAATACCTCTAATACTTTTACCACAATTTATGGATTATCTGCTGGAAGATCATTAATTTATAGACACGAAGATGGTGTTGACGCAGATGGTTCTGCAATGACAGCTTTTATAGAATCAGGTGATGGAGATATTGCAGATGGAGAAAATTTTAGTTTTATTAATAAAGTTATACCAGATTTCAAAAATCAAACTGGAAATGCTACAATAACACTTTCAACAAGAGATTATCCAAATAGCACTAAAACTGCAGGCGAAACTATAACTGTGTCAAATACCACACCATTTTATAATTCTAGAACTAGAGGAAGACAATCATCAGTTAAAATTGAAAGTACAGAATTAGGTAGCAATTGGCGGTTTGGTACATTAAGAATCCAAATTAGACCAGATGGAAAAAGATAAATATAAGATAAGACAAGCTAGAATAGATGATGCTGTTCGTGTTCGAGAGTTACTTAAAACATGGCTTCCAGAATCACCATATAACTTCGGTAACGTAAATAATAAGAAATTACTTGATCATATTATATTTTACATTAAGAATAGTTTTGTTATAGTAGTAGAATATGAAAATGTTATTGTAGGAACTATGGCTGCCGCTGTAGACGAAACATGGTATAGCGACAAAAGATTTTTAAGAAGTTTATGGCTTCACGTAAATCCTAAATATCGTAATTTTCATATCTTTAGAGCTATGATGATAGTTTTTAAAGAATACGCACAAAGTAAAAGATTAACTGCTTTATGCGAAATAACACAAGGTAAAGACGTTGAAAGAAAACATAACGCCTTTATTAAATTAGGTTATAAAAATATCGGAGGTACATATATAATCAATGGGTAGTCTTTTCAAACCATCAACTACAGTAGTACAAGCGCCAAGTCAACAAACAGTTACTTCGCAGATACCAGAGTATTTTAAAGAAATTCAAGAACGTACATTAAGAACAGCAGAAAATGTTTTTAATCAACCTTATGTAGGATATAAAGGTCAAAGAGTTGCTCAATTATCTCCTCAAGAACAACAAGTTTCTAATGTATTTAGTAATCAAATTTTACCACAAGCAGGTCAATTAGCACAAATAGGTGCACAAACTTTTGATACTGCAACTGCTCAACAATATATGAATCCTTATACAAATAATGTTATTCAATCAACTATATCAGATTTAGGAGAAGCTTTTGCTCAACAAGAAAGAGGAATGGCTACAAGAGCAATTGGAGCAGGTGCATTTGGTAGTGAAAGAGAAGGTATTGAAAGAGCTTTAGGAAGAGAAAGATTTTTAGATCAAGTTGCAGATACATCGTCTAGATTAAGACAAGCTGGTTTTGAATCAGGTGCACAAAGATTTGCTGCAGATAGAGCAGCACAATTACAATCTGCACAAGCACAATTATCAGGACTTGCTGGTGCAGCAGCTGGATTAGGTCAAGCTGGTAGTTTAGCAAGAGGAATAGAACAAGCTGGTTTAACAGAAGCTTATAGAGATTTCATTGAAGCAAGAGAATATCCTGCTGGTCAAGTAAGACAAATGATTGGTGCTTTAGCAGGTGCTCCTATAAGAACATACGGAGAAGAAAGATCAGCAATTGTTGGAACACCAGTAGGTGCTCCTAGTCCATTTGCACAAATTGTCGGTGCAGGTCAAGCTCTTGGAGGATTCTTCTAATGGCAATGAAAATTTTGCAAACAGTTGATGGTCCTATGAAACTTCAGCTAGACGAAGAATCATACAATAAAATGACTGATGAAGAAAAAAAAGAATTAGAATTAGCAGAAGAAAAAGGTTATGTAGTAGATGCTAAAGATTTCGTTGGTAAAGTTGATGATGGAGTTATCCAAAAATATGATAAAATAGAAGTTACAGGCGGCGATGCCTTAACTACAGAAATAGAAAAAGAAGAACAAAAAAAACCAGAAAAAAAAGAAAGTGGATTTAAAACTTTTGTTAAAGGTGTAGGCGAAGCTTTTTCAAATATTGCTGAAGGTGCTGAAAAAAAATTAGAAACTGTTTATGATGATAAAGAAAAACGAATGATGTTTTTATCAGGTTTAAATACTATTATTGATGCTTCTTCTTTTACACCTATTACACAAGCTAAATCACCACTTGGTATTATAGCTGGAGGTCAAAAAAAAGGATTTTTAGAATCAGAGGCAATTTCAACTAAAAGAAAAGAATTAGAAGCAAAAAAACTACAAGCATTAAGACAACCTAAGAGGGTCGCTGATCCAGAGGATAAAGTAATTGCTGAGATGTACAAAGATTACAATAAAAAATATAATGAAGGTAAAGCTTCAAGAATAGCCTCTGAAAGAAGTTATACTGAATTATTAAAAAATAAAAATTATACTCCTACTGGTATATTAGAAAACTTTTTCTTACCATTGAATGAAATTGCAGTACAATTAGGTTATGGTGATTTTATTAATGATATGAGAAAAAAATATGCTGACAATCCTGATCATGTACCAAGTGAAGAAGATATTGTAAAATTTAAATCAATTATAGATGCAGATTCAGGAAGTAGAATTTTAGGTAAAGCAAAAGAACTTTATCCAGTATCTAATGTTGACTTACAATTATTATTAAAAGGTGCAGGTAGTTTATCTACTAACCCTGAAGCTCTTAAAGTATTACTATCAGCAGAACGAACTTTAAATTTAATAGAAGATGAAGCTTATCCTTTAGCAATGAAATTTGCTTATCCAGGAGGACAAACTACAGGTATAGTTAATTTTCAAGCTGAAGCAACTGATATGGCTGCAAAAAATTTAGCCAAAAAATTTGATAAAGAGGTTACAGATGAAACTTTAATTGAATTATTTGGTACTAAAGAAAGAAATGATTTTAGAGTTATAAATGCCAAATTGTATCAAGATTTAAAAGTTGATAAAACAATACCAAATATGTCTGCATTTGATATATTTATTAAAGCTAAAAAAGAAAAAGAAAGCGAAATTGAAGATATTAAGAGCAAATATAAGAAAAAAGATACATAGGATAAAATGTGGCCGAAGAAACAAAATTTAATGAAGAACAACAAAAAGATTTTGAAAGATTACTTGAACTACAAGTAAGTCCTAAAGACGCCAAAAATATTATATTAGGAGTAGATGTAGAATTACCGAAAATAGGGGACACCACTTTAGATGCTCCAACTGGAAAAACTGAAAAAGATATAGATAAAAAATTACTGGCTGAATCAGGTTATAACTTAGATTTAATTGAAAAAGCAACACCTAAAGCTGAAAAAAGTTACAATGATTTATTAGTTGATAGTGCCGGTATCGAAACACAATCACAATATGTAGATAAAAAAACTCTTTTTGAATTAGAAGGTATACAAGCAGGTAAAGAAACTGAACTTTCTAATGATATAAGATTTAAATCAGGTTTTGGATTATCTGGAGATGCAGAGAAAGCAATTAACATTAAAGATTTATTAATAAGAGAATTAAAAAATACATATGGAGATGATGAAGTAAATAAATATATAGATAAAATTGATGTAAAATTTCAAGATTTAAATTATCAAAATATAACTAAAAAAGGTTTAGTTTATAAAATTCCAAAAGAATTAGGTGGCACTGATATGTATGCAGCAGTTGATTCACCAGAATTATCGATGAGAGATTTTTCAGACTTAGCTGCAGATGCAGGACCTATTGTTGCTTCAATAATTGGTGGTACATTTGGTAGTGTAGCAGGTCCAGTTGGTACAGTTGCTGGTTCTGCTATTTCTGCAGGATTAACTGAATACGCAAGATTAATGTATGGTTATCATAAATTGGGTTTAATGAACGACCAATTTAAACCAGAAGATTTTAATGAATTAGCTTTACAAAAAGCAATTAAATATGGAGCAATAGATGCTGCAGCAACCTCTGCTTTTCTAGGTGCAGCAAAATTAGTTTTACCTACTATACTTGGAAAAAATCAATTAAGCACAAAAACTATAAATGATTATATAGAAACAAAAGGTAAAACTGATTCTTCAGTTTTTGAAAAAGTAAATAAAGTTAAAGATAAAATGAAAAAAGATTTTAATTTAACTGATGGAGAAGCAGATAAATATTTTGCAGTATCAATTGGTAAAGCTTTAATAGAGCCTGCTGAAATAGGAGCTAAAACAAGTAAAATTCAAAAAATTGTATTATCTGATGAAATTGGTAATCTTAAAACTAAAGCAGAAATAAAAGCAATAGAAGATAAAATTTTAAAAAGAATTACTGGTTTAAGAGAAGTTGATAATGTAACTGCAGATAGTATTATTGAAACAGTAGAAAATCAAGTAAAAGGTCAAGCTCAGATTGCTTTAAATGTAGCAGAAATGAATGCATTAAATACAACAAAACAAGTTGCTAATTTAGAAAAAAGTTTTATAACAGACTACTCTACTAAATTATTAGATGAATTTGGTATCTATATAGATGATACATATAGAGCTATTCAAGGACAACTTAAAACTGTTGATGATAATTTAGCTACATTAGTAAATAAAAATACAGATCCTATTAATTTAAATTTAGATGAAACATTTAAAATTTTGAGTAAAGAAATTAAAAGATTTGACACAAAAGGTTTACTTCCTAAAACTTTAAAAACAGTACCAGGTAAAAGAGCTAAACCAGAAAATATTCAAAAAGCTATAGACAATAATACTTTATTTAATTTAAAACAATTATTTGATGAATCTGGTTTTAGTAAAATGGGTATTGATTTAAAAAATCTAGAACAAGGATTTAAATTATTATCTAAAAAAGGTAACCTTACTATTAAACAAATTTATACTTTAAAAAATGCTGTTGATTTGTTAGAACAATCTGCTGTAGGAGTTAAACAAGGTATTTTAAGAAATTTATCTGGATCTTTAAATAGAAATATAGCAGAAGCTCTTGCTGATTCAGGTGATTCTGCATTAGCTAAAGCATTTAATGACAAACAAATATTATTAGATTTAAAAAGAAATTCTATATTTGATAATTTTTCAAATGAATTTGCTGGTGGTAAATTAGCTTTTAATAATACTTTAGGTAAACAAGTTTCAGAAAGCGAAGCTCTTTTTACAAAACTTATAGGTGATTCAATTGAATCAAGAAAACAATCAGCAATATTTGGAAAAATATTTCAAAATAATACTGGTACAAATTTTGCTATGCCTACTTCTTCTAAAATAAAAATAGAACAAGCTTTATACAGAAATTATTTCAATAATGTTGTTGAAAAAGAAGGTATTAAAAAAATGTCTCATAATGAATTCTTTAGAAAGTTTGGAAAGAATTATGAAAATATTTTAGGAAAAGAAAAATTTAATAAATTAAAAAATACAACAAAAGTTTTAGATGAGTATGAAGAACTAAATAAATTTAGATTAGATCAAAATGCTGTTGTTTCTAAAGCATTACCTGGAATTACATGGGATGCTATTGATAGCTCTGGTCCAGGTCAAATT